CTAGCGTAAATATCTTACTGTTATGTTTTCTTTATCTTCAACTATAACTTGTTCTACAAACATTCTTATGAGAGTTCTTTTAAAATCAAACGTTATATCTTTTTCTATATCAACGTCAGTTAACATCGTATTTATTCGCTCTTTTACTTTCTCTATGTCTACACCAGTTTTATTTTTGTTTATCTGATCTTCTAATTCTTTTAATTGTTCCTCAGCTTTTGTTTGCCTTTCTTGCATTTCCATTATCTGCTTTTTAATTTCTTCTTCATCTAAGTCATCGCTCATCGCAAATAAAGAATATAGTTTTTTTCTTCCTTTTTTCGCTTTTTCTATTTCAGATTTCAATTCTTCTGATTGCTTAATTTCAAAACTCATATCTTTTATGTCATTATATTTAATCAATAATTCGGGATTATGAATGACTTCTTTAACCTCTTTCCATACAGCATTATCTAAATCCTCCATTTTTACATCTAAAACACAACCGGGGTGTTTTGCGCCTGCATGATTTTTTCTGTCAGTATATATAAAAAGAGGCTTTCCCCACCATTTTGTTTTAGTTCCTACCATAGTATTACCGCATTTTTGACAACGGACTAACCCACTTAATAAGTATTGGTTTACAGATGCTTTAGCGTATCTTCTTCTTGATTGCTTTAATAACTCCGCAGCTTCCTCATATTGTTCCCTTTCTATGATCTTAGGTATATTAATTGGGATCCATTCTGATTTATCACGTTTTTTCATGCGTACTTTATTGTCTGGATTATCAGTATATTTATTTTTTATCATGCCTTCTGTGTTCCATTTGTTTTGATAATATTCACCTGTATAACTTTCGTTCATGAGAATTTGACGTACTACTTGTCTATGCCAAACATCTTTACCTGTTTTGGTTTTAATGCCTTTAGAAGTCAACTCTTTTGCTATGCTGTTCATTCCTATTTGTTCTACTGTGAATCTGTGAAAAATAGTTTGTACTACTGAAGCCTCGTGTTCATTGATCGTGTACATAGCTTTTTCTTTGTCATAATTATATCCATACATTTGATGATTCTTAACTATTTTACCTTCTTGCGCTTTTCGTTTACGTCCACTACTCATGCGCTCTGTAATCTTAGCTTTTTCAAATTCGGATATAGCACCACGTAACGAATAGAATAACTTACCTTCTGGGCTATCTGCGTATTCTCCATTTATGTAAACAATGTCTACGCCTTTACTACGAAACTCGTCATCTATTATTAAAGCATTCATCAGTTTACGACTTAGCCTATCTGGATCATAGCAATACACTTTACTTATGCGATTTTCTTTCACATCTTCTCTAAGCTTAGTCAATGCTGGACGTTCTAAAAACTCTCCACTATATCCATCGTCGACATATTCAACAATCTCACTCGTTTTCGCCTTTATTCGACATTCTTCTATCTGGTTTCTCAGACTGTAACCTTTTTTGCTCTGTTCTTCTGTCGATACTCTCGCGTAGGCTGCTATCATTATCTATCACCTCTCGTAAATAATCATAGCATTTGAGTATTCGCTTGTCAGTAGGAATATTTTCACGTTTGACATGCACCTAGCATCACCCCTCATTAAAGGCTATGCTTCAAGGTTTGTCCATTATTAAACTAAAAAAGTGACTCATATTTCATGAATCACACAACCCTTCCACATATTTACCCTTTCTGGTGTACAGACTACTTCCAATCGTAAGCCTAACTCTTTATATCGTTGTATTTTATCTTGATTAGCTTTTCTTTTCTGCTTGCGATCCACTTCATAATACGCCCATTCTTTGGCTGTTTTGGGGTTGGTCACTAAAGGGATGATAAAATCTGGTCGGAATTCCTTGCCATTAATTGTTACTTGCGGCTCGATCTTCGCTTTGTCAAATAATCCTTTCTTAATTAAAAATTTATTTATCATCATTCTGTGTTCCCAATGCCCGAACCCTCTACCAGATACACAGAATATTTTTAGTTCCCTTCGAAAAGAATCAACTAGTCCTTTTTCCTCCATCTCATTTAAGACACGTAAGGCATTCCTACGACCACCTTCACCCAATCCCCCTACATTTAGTCTCATGAGCTCCCAAACGCCCGATACGCCTAACTTATTTAATCTTAAAAGTATCTGCGCTTCCCTTTCTTTGCGGATTTCTGACTTTAGCATCCCATCCATCCCTTTCAACAAATTCAAAGGCTTTCATATTAATTTTGTAGTCTTTTTTGTAAATGCCCAAACCAAAGTCACCAGTAGGCAGTTCCTCTGCTCCCGATTCATCTAAAGCAACCCTTGATGCTATTTCTGTAGGCAATCGAAAACACACACGAGTTTCTGCGTTTTGCTTGATCTGTCCGTTAAGAATATCCTTAGTTGGGTATTGTGTAGCATAGATTAGATGCACATGGAATCCCCTGCCTAGTCTGGCTATCTCACTAATACATGATTGGCAAGCTAAGTAATCGGCGCTTTCTTTTTTGGTTAGATGTGCTGGTGCTAATAGTTCTCCTGCTTCATCTACAATCACATAGATATGTCCTTGCCTTCGCTGCCTCATTTTAGATACAACCTTTTCTAATTCTATTCGTGATTGTTCGATATCCAACGCTGTGACCTTTTTATAATCGAAGCCACCCTTTAGGTCTATGAGAACTATTTCACCGTCTAACTGGCTTATGAGGCACTTAATAAAATTTGTCTTTCCGTAACCGGTTGTTCCAGCCACAATCATATGTGCGAATTTGCGAAAGTTGTGATACACATATCCTTTTTCGTATTTTCCTATAACTACGGATGTATTTGTTCGAGGGAGCAACGGAAGGTTTTCCGCTTTACTCCAATCGGCACTAAATATCTTCATCCCTAATCCATAAAACACTAAGAAAGTAATCCCATAGATAATATACATATTATCCCCCTTTGCTAAAGTTAGTGAGACAAGTTTATGAAACAGAGTATAGAAAGAATCGGAATAGAGAAACGAATAGTCATGCGGTGAATATTGATTGGAATAGTGAAGTGAATATACAACAGAATATGCAAGTGAAGCTTGTTTGTTTCATTTTAATTTTAATTTTTACATTTTAACTTGAAACATTAAAAATTATTTGATATAGTATATTTAAGGTTATAAAATGAAAGTGAGGTGAATATAATTATAGTTTTGGAGGATGCAGTAATGCTAAAGCCAAGAATTAGAATACGATTAGCAGAATTGGACAAGAAACAGTCAGACATATATAAAGACTTAGGGGTTAGCCCACAGCAATTTAGCAACTGGGTTAAAGGAGATTCGTCTCCATACTTAGAAACAGCTTTTAAATTAGCTAGAATGCTTGATTGTAAAGTTGATGACTTATGGGAATATAAAGAATAAAATGATTAGGATAAAAAAGGAGAATGAAAATGGATAAATATTATGTGATTTACGATTCTGGTGTTGTTATCTGGTGTTGGCAGGAAGAAGCTTTCGAAAAAATGACGATGGGATGGACGCTTTACGGTATAGCTAACAGCGAAAAAGAAGCCGATATACTATGTGAAGAAGCTTGCTACTAAATACAGAAAAGGATAAAGCCCCCATTAAGGAGGCTTTTTCTTATTTCATAGCTTTTTCTAATGCTTTCTTGGTTTTAGGACCATACACACCATCTTGTTTTAATCCATGCATGGACTGAAATCTTTTTACAGCATCTGCTGTGTTAGGACCATATATGCCATCTACTCCGTTGTTCTTTGCGCCTTTATTTGGGTAGTAATATACGCTGGATAAAGCCTGCTGTACAGCTTTTACGCCGCTACCTTTAGGGTAAGGTCTTTTTGCTCTGTAAACAGCGTCAGGTAGCTTAAACATAGGTTTATTAGGAACACCGTTTTTTAGCTTGTTCAACAGTTCTATATTTTGGTTTGCTGTACCTTTGTAATTCTTAATACCGTATTTCTTTGCTAGCTTTTTCCGATTCCCAAAAGATGAATCCATACCTTTTTTATTCATATAATCAACAACAGAACCACCGTTATATTTGGTTGCTGTTTCTGATTCTACTTTTTGCTTTGGTGCTTCAACCGTCTTACCCTCAATACCATCTATAAAGGTACTCCACATGTTCAGTAGCAAGTGCGGGCAGTTCTTGCCAGACCAATGCTTATGCGGTACAACACGTTCAATAGGTATGTTGTGTTCTTTCATTAGTTGTTTGATTAATTGCTGTGCATTCTTGACAGCCTTTTGGAAGTCTCCGTCACTATTCTCGCATATCTCAATACCAATTGATTTTCGGTTTCCAGAACCAGAGCCATCGCCAGCATGATAAGCACTTTCGTTTGTGGGAATATGTTGATATACTTCTTTGTCATCTACAGTAAAATGCCAGCCTACAGTTCGACCACCAGCGCCATTGTGCAAGTAACGACTGTGTAGTTCTGCATTTGCTCCCTTGCTTGAATTAGCTGTGTTATGGACAGTGATAAATTGCGGAATCATGAAAAAACCAGGTCTTTGTTTGACCTGGTTACTCGGGATAAAATTTTGTATGATTTTCATTATGCCACATCCTTTTTAGGCTTGTTATATCCTTGAGCTCTGATTGAATCCTTAACCCCACTAGTAGTAGGATCATTTACAATCCCTAAAATAACTAGCAATGCAAAAACTGCATTAATAAATTTTGCTGCTTCTTCGTTAATTAGTTGTGCTGCTAAATTATAATCAAACCATCCTGCAACAATCTGCGCTATTAACATAACCGCTGGTACTAAAGCTAACCAAAATGATTTATTTTTTAGACGTACTTTCCAATTTATTTTCATTTTTATATTCCTCCTTTGAGTATTAAGCCTAATAAAGCCATAACAAAAGCGCCTATGATTAGGCGCAATATCCATGTGGTGTTACTATCGATTTTATCTAGCTTCTTTTCTAGGTGATCTGTTCTTGTTTCGTTTCGTGTCAGTCTGCTTTCTACTCTATCGACCTTGTTGTCTAACTGGTTAAATTCATCTCTTGTGACATATTGACCGTCCATTGTTACCCCCCATTTCTGCAATAAAAAAAGAACCCCTTAGGATTCTTTGGATATTATTATTCACCTTGACTTGTTGGTGGAGGTGGAGGTCCTATGAAATCAGGATCACCCGGTTGTGGTATATCTTGTTCTAAACTACCTGCGAAAGCTGGAGTTAGAGCGTAAAGTAGAATAAATGAAGCAAGTATTTTCTTTTTCACCATCACCGACCCCCTTTATAAGTCAAATTATTTTTTATAATACCATATAATGAAATTATTGGTCAACAATTTTCATAATATTTTTTAAATCTATTCTTGAGTATACGTTACTGCCTATAGCGATTGCTTGAACTTCATTATCATTCATCTTTTGTTCGATCGCCAAAGGATCATAACCTTCTACTTGTATAAGTGTATCTTCTCCGCTATGCGTAGTTACTCTTAATGTTTCCATTACATCGTTACCCCTTTCAAACTTGAAATAAATAAACCCCAAACCATAGTAGCATTTATACGTGCTAATTCGTCAGTTGGTCTTACTTCTATAACTGCATGCCTGCCTCTTTGTATTTTTCCATTTTCGTCTTTTGCCAAGTATGGGTCTAACACAATGTTTTCACCACTTAATCCAGATTGCGGTATTACATTTCCGTCCACTTTTATTTCTAATGAGGAAGGTAATTTATTGTGTTCATAAATACCAAATTGTATTTCGTGAGTGTGGTTTGGCAACTCGATTTCATGCGTATGTTCTGGTATTGTTACATCATGACTATGTGACGGTATGCTAACACTGTGAGTATGATTAGGTACTGTGAACGAATGGCTGTGTGACGGTATGCTAACACTGTGCGAATGTGGTCCGCTACTACCTGCTGTTCGTATAACATCACTAGAAGCATACAATTGAATTAAAGTTCCATCAGCTGCTTCATACATATTCAGATCGGGTGGTCCTTGTAATGATGTTTTTGTTGCAAATACATGCCTGTGATCACCTTTAGAGTCAGATGTTTGAGTACTCCCTCCGCCACTATTTGTACTTTTACTTGTACCGCCGCCACTACTAGATGTAGCTGTTGTAGCACCTCCGCTTGTGGTTGATCTTGTAGTTCCTCCACCGCCTTTAGTGGACTTCACTATCGCTCCCCCGCCTTTTATAGCTTGGTTATACCCTCGGAAGTAGTCTGTTTCATATGTTAATTCCATGAAGTTAACATGCACAACTTCGGGCGGTATCCAAATACGAAACTTAACAGGATGGGTTGGGTCTGCGTTGTCTGTTTCACTTGTGCTTAGGTAGTTAGCACTTCCGTTTGTGTAACCCTTTTCCACCTCGATATCTCTATCCATGTCGGCTTGTGCATCTATAATGTCAGTAATGCGGTTTCCAATCTCGTAGCTTACTTCATGTTCGTTGTCTAAGTTAGTGTCGTCACCTATAATCCTAGCCATATATTCTTGATCTTCAACTATGATTCTAGTTACACCGTTTAACATTTTTTGTTCGTGACTGTACTCTGGCAAGACGGACAAGTCAGTAGATTCACATTCAAATGATATTTTAGGGTATTTCCATTCATTAAGTAATCGTTCGCCGTACGCCTTTAACGATGCAGGAGATTTGAAACGCCTATCCACTTTAATATAAGATCGTTTTCCCCATTTATTTATGGATTCTTGGTCTTTTAGGTGGCGTACACCGTTATTTGCATCAGCAATACTTAATTGATTAACTCCCTCTCCCCAACCTTTCATAACAAGATAATTTGTTATCTGCGTAGGGTCGGAAACCTTGTCAAAACTTATCATATCCTTACCCCAGCGTATTTCCGCTTTAGGTTCGTTAGATGGTTTGATAAGATGCAATACCCAAGGGAATGAAGTCGTATCCAGTTGAAATTCATATGGTTCACCGAATCTTGCAGGAACATCAAATATAGCATTTAATATGCCATTTTCGTTTTCATATGCGTAATCAAAACGCCTACTAAAATCACATTGCCCTAATACGATTCGTTCTGTTTCTTGGAATGATAACAACCCTTCTAATACTGTTCGTGTGGTTTGCCCTTCAAATTGTACATAACCGTTTGTTTCTGGTGGGTCCATAATATCATCCATCAATACTGATAATACATGTTCGCAATTATATGTGATTACGTCCCCGTCCTCGTCTTTCACTGTCTCTGTAGGCATTATCCTATACAATCCGTAATAACGACCTGTATCGCCTGTTATGTCTATATAATTGAAGTGGTTACATAGTTCATTTTTTGGATCGTCTGCCGGCAATGAAAAAGAGGCTTGCCAAACTTCGTTGACTCGCCTCTTAACACTTTTATCAAATGCATTTTCTAACATTCCGATAGGTTCAAGTGATTTATTTTTTACTGTAATTATTTAGATCACTTCCTTTGAAGGGGAAATAAAAACGCCCATCAAAATGAGCGCTAAGTCCGTCCTTTAATATAATTATTTAATTGATTAATTTTCTTTACTTTTAATAAGTTCCTTTTTATGAGATGGGTCACGCTTTCATTTTCATAAAACTTAACTTTCTTTTTAAGCCTTTTATTGCTTTTCTCTAATTCAATAATCTTTTTTGAGTAATCATCTACAGCAATTTTTTGAAGCTTATTAAAAAAGTCACGATAAAAATTCGTAGTATAATGAACATAAAACTTGCCCCAAGGATGATTATCGCTAAGTAAATAATCGTTATCAGTCATGTCTAAGAATCGGAACTTATATTGATTTATTAAAAAAGAATTATACTTTTCCCATAATTCATTAAGTTTCTTAACATTTATTATAGGTATCCCGTTTTCTAGTCTTATTTTTGATAAATTATGACCACTTGATAATTTATCTCCAAATTTATTTTTAACTATAACTATCTTGGTTTTTGGTGTTACAGACATCACGTATTTATAAAAATCATTGAATTTCTTTTTGAATATATCGAAATACTCACCATCTGTTACTCTAATAATTTTACCATTTGATTCATCATATACCGGTATTCCCTTGAACATTGTATTATTAGTTAAATAATTACCATTCCCTAATTCAATTGCACCGCAGTAAATATCACCATATAAATCAATTAAAAGATACTCTGGTTTTTCTATTGACAATTCTTCTAAAAATTCTTTAGTAAGTTCTGACCTGAAGTGTTTTAATCGAAACCCCGTATACTTGTCCAAGTTTTGACCGTGAGTAGGTATGGCATCAGACATTAAGCTTAATATATTAGCCTGATGTTGATGCGCTACACACTCGAAAAACATTTTATAATTAGCGTTAAACTTACTGTTAAAATTATCTCTTGTTAGACAAGAACCTACAATCGCTATCTTCATTACCCCTATTCCCCCGTTTTTATACAATTCTCCCGATTATCAATAGTATACAATAATTAGGTTTGAAAAGTAATACCATTTAGGGAACAATAACTAACTGATGAACTAGTATAAACTAAATTTATTTCGCCAGTGTACTTTATTTCTATTACTCCATAACCGCCAGCAGTTGAAGCCGATAAGGCGATCGGGAAAGTTGAACTAATTGGCGGTCTATAGCTAGCAGGTAATGTAGCTATTTTTATAGGTCTTGTTGAAGGTATGTCATTCAGAGTACCCGACAGTATCACATTTCCTGTTGGTGTCTTTTTGGCATTCGCTTCATAACTAGTATAAAAGTTCGTTATTCCGTTTAGCAGGTTTAAAACAACCTTGCCACTATCATAAAATATTTCACTTTGACTTCTTGAACCACTCTGACCATAAATATGAAAATGCTTAACTGCCGATCCAGAAGAATATTTAACAATGAATACATTGTTATTTGCGTTATAAATTTGAACTAAGTTAGAGTTCGGTATCTGCGTACCATTTATGTCTAAAACTGGTGTACTTGAACTATAAAATGAAAATGACCTCGTGTCAGTTCCCTTCATGAAATCAAGTATCTTGTCCAAAGAATCAAAGATTTGTCCGTTTAATGGATTGTACATGTTTCCGTCTCCGCTTCTAGGATAGACACCTGTCTCTATAACAGACGGATTAAAACCTTTTTTCACCGCACCGCTATTTGATAAATCCATCGCATTTAAATCAGTACTTAATTCTTTTAAAATTACAATTCCTCGACCTGTCGCATCAGCAGAATGGATATCAGTATGAACATTCAAACTGTATACTTCCCCATTAGGTGAATAGTGGACACCTTCGTTTTCGATAATATCGCAGATAACTCCACGAGTTTCCAAGGATTCCATTAGCTTATTGGGATCAACCAAACCATCTAAGATAGCCTCTCCCCGTCCGTTGAGGATTGTTAAACCTTGCGAATGATATGAATTTACTGGATTTCCTTTTTTATAATGCCCACCAGCATAATGATATATCAGACCTTCATCGCCTAATGCTATCCCTTGACGTTTTGGTAAGTAATTTATATAGTCGCCTACCCAAGTCCCACCAATAGATGTCGATATATCAAAAGTATTAACCTTATTGAAATTGTCATCATACACAAAAAAGTTTGTTCTTCTTATGTCGTTACCTAATGCTGCTCCTTGTTGTTCGATGATCCAATTACCTTTGTTATATGCAAACTCGTAAAATAACCCCACATCATACTCTGCTATAGGGTCAATGGTTTCGGTGTTTGTAGGTAAAACATCTAACAAAAATTTACCTAGATTACCACCAGTTGTCTTTACATACAAATAACGACTTCCATCGGTTTCAGTTTTCACAACAATGCCTTCGCCACCGCTATCACTCGCCCCAAAACAACTTTTATATGTTGATGTTTCTAAATCATAAACAATGATCCATCTTTTCGTTACTGAACCGCCAGTAGGACTATATAAAATAAATATTTCATTGCTAGTCCAGTCTATAGTGAAAGATTGAGGGAAAAGGTAACTTGCACCAGTTGTATTTTTTATTGTTTCATAGTCTGGGAATTGTAATGGCAATTGCTTAAATATACTCTTTTTATACAATTTGTTTTTAAGTTCTCTTTCCGATACTTCTTGTTGCGTCGTGTTTAGTGTCGTAGTCACTTCTGTATAATCGCTATCCGCTCTTTCTTTAAGTGTTGTATGTTCAACACCATTCGCATCGGTTCTCGCTTGCAATGTTTCAGCATCCGATGTTCCGCTTTCTATAATTATAGTGTCTAATTGGGTTTGAGTTGCCTCGGAATTACTTAACGCTGTATCAGACTTACTGAGAGCTTCATCAGACTTAGCTTCTGCTCTATTACTAGCATCTATTGACTCGTTTATTTTAATTCTACCATCATTTAAGTCGTCCAGTTCTTCAATGTGTTTTAGCATATCACTTCCTCCCCCTTTGTTACATGTGCTTAAAACGGTATTTAATAGTTAATTCAATATCTATATTGTTCCCATCAATCGAAATCATGTTATCTTCAGGTGTTATTTCCAAAAACTCTCCAATCATATCGCTAAATGCGTTCAAATTACCGTTTTTAACAGTACATTTTTCTCCATCTATCTCATATGTTTTATCGGCGAATGTTTTTAATGTAAACGCCTTACCGTTTGTAGATACCTTTAAATCATTAGCGCTCCCTTTTATAATGAAAGTGGGTCTAACTGTATAACCATAGTTATAAATTTCAATAACCTTGGAGCGAGTGATTTTTTCACCTGTCGAAGTTCCTTTATCACCTAACAAATAATTATCTTGGAAAGTCACCACTTTACTACCCCAAGTAATATCATTTGCGAAGACATTAGAATAAGCATATGGATCATAAGCTTTAAAAGGAATTGGAAATATGCCAGCCTTAGCAATACGATTTATAGAAATAAAACCACTAAACTTGGCTTTATAAAATTTATCTGGTTCATAATCGAATACAAGCTTAACTTCTTTAGGTTTCCCATATTGATCTAACAACAAGGTTGATACCTTACGTACAATCTTCTGTACATCGTTTAATGTCGCTTGTGTAGGAATTAATATATATTCAAAGAACTGTCTAGGTTCTAAATAAGAATCAAAGGAGTAAGCACCATGCCTACCCGGTATTGTCACAGTATTATCACGCACTTGGGGGAGTGCGGTCTCGTCAGAATCTTGTAATAGGTGTAATCCTAGATCATTTTCAATATGAACACCATCTATACTAAGCATTACCTTATCCCCCTTGCGCGTTTACGTTCGTTTAATCGTTGTCCTAATGCTTGTGCTATCTTGTCTATGTCTGCATCTTCTCGTATTGTTATTTTAGCCCCTTCAAAAACACCCTCCATGTTAACCGTGGTGCTTTCTCTTGATTCGTATTTAGTTGGTGCGCCTACATTCATGTCAAAGCCTTCCGCTGCTATAGTAGGTGAGTTTAGCAATCCATCCATAGAGTTTTGTATATTTCGTTTGCTGTCATTTATGGACTTTGTAACTGCCCATGCAAAATCAATTTTGTGTAAGTCACGCAATGGACCTTTTTTTGCTGGCGAAAATGGCCAGTAAGAGCGAATGATGCCAGCGACGTTTTCAACCGCACCGCTTACTTTATCTTTCATATGATTAATACCTTCTATAGCACTACCAATAATTTTCTTACCGCTTTCGTAAAGACTTGTATTCTCGAATTTGTCTTTGATGTCACCAAGTGCTGTTTCAACCCATCCTTTACCTTCGTCCAATCCAACTTTCATTGCTTTAGCTAAGTTTTGGAAGTTTTTATCTGCTTTCTCTTTTGCGTCCTCCGTTTTAATACCCACATTTTCTAGGATGTTTTGGAATCCCTTAGCAACATTGCCTTTTATGGTATTAACGGATTCACCTACATTGGTTTTAGCGTTGTTCCATCCGTTTCTGACATTGGTTTTGATGTTAGTCATAGCGTTTGAAACATTTGTTTTCATGTTGTCCCAACCATCTTTTACATTCTTTTTAATTGTCGGGATAGCTTCTGATGTGTTTTTCTTCATGTTCTCCCAGCCATCTTTAACATTTGTTGAAATGAGATCCCATTTTTCCTCAGTCCATGCTGCGATTTTATCCCAGTTGTCATATATGATGAACCCTAGTTCTATAACACCTGCTGCGACTAATCCCATTGGACCACCAAGACCAAGTAACTTAGAACCAAATCTACCTAATTTAGGAATTACCTTTTTGCCAATTGTTTTCCCCATATCTTTCAGCTTAGGTAATAATTTCGTGCCAATTGATCGACCAAGATCATCTATTTTGGTTGATATTTTTTTACCTAGCTTTTTACCTAACTTCCCTAAACCTCCTGCCGCTCCACCTAATCCTTTTGCTAGTGGTGCTAACAACGGTAATAAAGCGAATAATGGACCTAGTAAGGCTTTTACAATACCTGCGAATACAATCATGTACCCAACGAATTTAGCTAATTTAGGGTTGTTATCAAGGAATTCCGTAAGTTTAGGAATCGTTTTATTAAGAAAATCCAACATATCAGATCCTGCTGGTGCTATTGCTTCAGCTAATTCTACAAATAAATCAACAAGATTACCGAATAGCTCCATAACCTTTGGACCGTTCTCACGGATATAATCAATGAATTTTTGGAAAGATTTATTTTCATCTAATGTGCTTGACCACTCTCTAAACCTTTCCATTAATCCTTGTAATCCTGTCATCATATCGCTTGCTAATGGTCCAAATGCAGCAAATAAGTTTGTTAATCCTGCAATCGCATTACCCACGATACTTTTGATCTTAGGCATGTTTTCCTCTACATACTTTACAAACTTCTGAAACTGCTTATTTTTATCTAGAGTAGCACCCCATGTGGCGAAATCCCTTGACATATTTAAGAATCCTTGGGCTGTCTTTTCCGCTAACGGGCCAAACGCAACCATCATAGACATAAAACCTTGCATGAAGTTCCCTATTGCCTTACCGGTTGTTTCAAACAACGGTCCTGCTTCTTTATTCATGTAGTCAAAGAATTTTTGGATAGGGGGCGAATCAATTGATTTACTAAGCGAATCTAACAGGTTATTAACAGCCTTCGCTGATGCATGGAATAACGGTTCAGCTTTTTCGACTACCTTGTTAGCTATTTGCATGGATTTTGTGAAAGCTTCAAGTATAGGTGTTTCTAACTCTTTCATAATTGACTTCCATGTGCTTTTTAAGGTTTCGAATGATTGCTTGGCTTTCCTCTGTTCTTTGTTTAGCTTTTGCTGTTCGTCAAATAGTTTGGTGATTGTTGGAATAGCCATTGCCCCAAAAGCGACAGCAGCAGTACCGGCAAATCCAAATGCAGTCGCAAGTGCGAACGTAGAACCAGCAACAGTACCTAGCATTGGTCCCAACATTGCAACAGAAGCAACTAAACTAGCTAATATAGGCATGATTGCCGGACTTACTGCGAACATTAAACCACCAGCAAGATTTCTACTCAAATAGTCTATATCTTGCATGAAATTAGCTACTTTCATTAGCCTTTTTCTAGCGTCATCGGTTTCGGCTTTCACACGTATCCAAATATTTTTCGGCGTCCTTCTCGCTATAGCGTTAACCTCAGCCATTTTACGCCTAAACTCACTTATTCTAGCGCCAACTATAGCTGTCATTCTTTCTCTCATTTACCTGCCTCCCTTCTTATCCGGGATGAATTGCGGTTTAAATCCTTTTAACGCTCTGTTCATTCGTGCTGAACGTTTCATTTCTTCTGGGTCGTAAGATTTACCAGTTTCAAGTTTCATTCGTGCTTTTTTAGCATTAAAAATACGCTTCTCTGACGGTTTTTTCGCCCTAGAAGCATATCCGTGTGCCATGGCTTGTTTTGCCATATATTCATATTGATCTATTTGTTTATGTTGAGCGCCTTTGAGTAATATTTTGTATTCGTGAGGCTCCCATGAGTGTATTAATTCAATGTCAGTAACGTTTAAATATCTTGCGGAATCCTCAATCACTTGATCATAGTTTATGCCGTTAGCTCGTTGCGGCGTTGCTTCATTCGATCCAGCATTTCTTTGTTCTGCTTCTGTTCTTCCTTGTTGCCCACTTTCCCCATGGCTTCGAAGTCTTTCCAAAAGGACTTGACTTTTTTCTTGAAAAAACCCGATGTATCCAACTTACTGAACGCCTCTTTGAACAATTTTTCTGTATCCCCGTCTTGTTCAATGCGTTCCATTAGTGCTTCTTCTATCTTGTCTAGCGCTGGTTTATCTTTCTTTAAATGAGATAAAGCGCAATCCCAAAAGGCCAGTAAATAGCCTGTATCGTACTCTAATAAATTCATGTATATGTTCATCAACCCACCCAATGTATTTCCTTTTGCATCGGGTTCGTTGTATTTTTCGTTTGCCACTCGATCAAATTTGAAATCTGTTCTTGCTTCTAATTGTTTACCGTCAATCTCTAAATATGGCATATAATATCCTCCTAAGTATAAGTTAGAGGGGAGTTATCCCCTCGTTTATGCTGATTGTCCAGTTTCGCCCGGTTCTTCAAATGGGTAAGGTGGTTCAGTTAATTGTGCTGGAATGGTAGTCAATACCCCTTTTTGTGATTTACCACGTACTTGCAATGTCGCTGTCACCTCTTGGAATGAATCTGCGTTACTTTTTTCAGCGCTTTCGACCAAACAATAAGCGAATCTAGCATCATATGTGCCTTGTTCGTTAGCTATCGTATCAACTTCCCATACTTTTATTTCTTTCTTTTCTTCGATTGCATCTAAAATAGCTGTTTGCCCCGGATCGTTTCGCTCACCGTAAGCCGACATCTCGAATGATTCACTATTTTGTCCGTATGCTAAAATACGCCCCATTTTTGTAAACTCGTCAATCAATTCATTTTCAATCGACCAACTGTTTTCAGTTAAGTTAGCAATAATCATACCGGGGTCGCCGATTGTGTTATCAACTGGTTGAACCATTAATACTGTTTCTCTACCGTTAATCATGTAATTACCTCCTAATATTTAATAACTGCAACAGATAGGGAAGTGACATCGTCATAAGATATATTTACTTTCATAGCATCATCATTAAATCGTTGTCGGTTGAACTTCCCTATAATGCGCGTTTCTCCTGCTGGCACTGATATAACAAGGTTATGCACCTCACCAAAGTTACAAGGGTTAGATGCGATAGTTACTTGTTTGTCTGCTGCGTCTTGATTGTCTACGTGTAATAGTGAATTACCGTAGTTTGTGAATGTATCGCCTGATGCATCCGCATTCGCAAATGTGGGAGCAATCCCATTAATGTTAGCGCTTTGTACCGTTAATTCAGCCATGCTCTACCCCCTACTTGTTATTAATGTAAAATCTTAATTCCATTACTCCATGTACAACTTCATCCTCAATCGGATCGTATAATGCCCTCATACTTGTTAATTCACGTCTAAGCATTAAAAAAGAACCTTCGATATTTAAGGGCTCTTTAAGTGCTTTTAATATTAAGTTGAAAATCTCATAGGTTTCTTTTTTACCGCCATAACTTGACCATGTATGCAATGGTAATACGATGTTTTCTCCTATTGATGTTTTTGTTCTCAATGGTTCGGATGTCGGCTCACCTATCGTTATATATGGTTTAACCGCCGATGCGGAGACTTTATCGTGAACACCTGTTATGACATTCATAATTTGATTATGTCCTGTCAGCCTTGCATATATAACTTTCTGTAGTTCCCAAAGTGATGTTTGCATTTACATCACCCCAATCTATTCATTTCTCGTTCAAAATGATGCATTGCTTTTTCATATGATGGTCTGAAAAATGGTTGTGCATGCATCCCTCTTGTGAATACCCATCTATTTAGTTTGTTATCGTAATATATCCAAGGTGTTTTTCTTCCGTTGCCATCTTCTGCATAAATGCCAGTCCCGAATTCTACATAAATAGCATATTCAGCACCTACTGTAATAACAGCAGTTAATCCCTTTTTGTGATACTTAACATCAACAGATCGCTTTAAGTTACCGCCATCTATAGCGCTTACAGGTGCTAATGCTTTCATTTGTGCTGCCATCATTTCCGCTGTTTCGGCTACAATACGTTTAACTTCACGTATCACATGTTTTTCGAATCGATTAACAGCCCGTGTGAAATCGGGATATCCTCGTTTGGTTATGCCTACTTTCATTTTAACTCAGCCTTAACCATCATTATTTCACCCATACCACCTTGATCTAGTGGATTTGAACGAAGTTCTAGGGTTTCATTCCTGTTTACCCACACAGCCCTCATATCGCCTCGTATTCCTCCTTTAAAAGGATAGAATATATTGTGATCTATTGGATTAGTTAATTGTTGTGCGATAACTATTTCCTTTGAGTTAACAGGCTGTACATGCGCTTCTGTGGTAAATAAGTCCACCCATTCCTTCGTCTTACCTCCACCACCGTCATCTATTTCAACATATTCTTGAAATGTAACTGCATGTGGGAACATTAATTAAATCCTACCCTTCTATATGGCTTTAAGTAGTCTTTTAAAGTTTTCGGGAAGTCTGTTTCATAGCTATATGATACTTCGCCCATCCTAAAGGATTTCAAGCCTACTTTTTGCATGTTATACTCACATGCTTTAGCCACAAATACTTTAACGCCTCCAGGTAGTTCGTTCGCCTCGTACGACTGATTACAATAGTTATTAGCATAATCAATGAATAACGGTATAGCAGTAGATAAATAGCCTTCATCTATATTTTGGTTGTTTAAAATGTTCTTAACTTCGGTGACTTCCATTTACTCACCTTCTTCTTGTGTTTCCTCATTTCCTTCTGTAGCTTCTTGCAACAATGCAAATAGTGTTTCTTTGTTGTCATTGGATTTATAATCCACTTCTAATTCGTCTAGTTCCTGTTTAATTTGTTCTTTAGTGTATGAATCGATTCCTTCTTCTTCATAATCAATTTCATCGTATTTATACCCTAGTTTGACTAGTTCTTGTTTTACACGTAATTCATTGGTTTCTAACTCTCCGTTAGTAAATCGGCACAATACTGCGTTCTTTTCTTTATCCCACACAAGACCATTACCATAAAATTTCATTAAGCGCCACCACCTTCAAGTGCTGTTAAACGACTTTCAATATCATCTATTTTAGTTTGTAGTCCGTCTACATCTGAAATAGTAATTGTTCCACTATCAATAGCTGCAAGTAATTCAACGAGTAACTCTCTAACTGCTGGTTGTACGCCTTCTTTACTCGTAATCGTTTCTTTATTCATTTTAAGCCTCCTAAAATAAGAATAAGGGGGATATACCCCCTACATTATGAAGTTGCTAGTCCAGTAATTGAACCATGAAGGAAAGCAGGGCCATGAGCCAAACCAATTTGGCCAAATAGCTGTCCTTCTTCTGCTGCGCCTTTCTTAGCTAGTTCCTCATAGAAGAAATTACCTTTTCCTGGTACTGGTTGAAATACTGGATTAATCTCAGACATTTCAAAAACTCCAACTGTGTCAGCAGGCATCATGCGATCTAATGAAATCCCGATGTTTCCAAAGTCAGTTTCAATTTGCTTAATGTTTACCCCACCTACATTGCGATCCTGCGGAGCATAACCATATATTTGAGAAATCTTTTGTTTTTGATATCCATTAGTAAACATAACAACATTTTCAAATTTAGCACCATTGGTGTACATTTCTAGTAACAAAGCATCCACTTTAGCTTTATCTAAAGCTGCTCCTGCTGCTGCAATAGTGTTAATTGATGCAGCCAATTCTAAAATACCACGAGTTTTATTAGCTACATTAGAAGCCGTAGACAATTGGTAAGTTCCATTGATGAATGTATAGTTAACATCACGAGCGATCTTCTCTAACTTACGAGCGATCTGGAAGTCTTTTTCAGATGGTGCGTTGTTTTGTTGTCCTGCTGTATTTAACCCAGACAAGCGAGCGCCATTAGATTGTTTAGCATAAGACAATGAAATAGATTCATGGAAAATTTGTGTGACGTTGGTTGCTTGACCTCGTACAATTTCCTCTGCTTCTGGTGCTGTCAATGACTGTGTTTCTGTAATCGCTGGTTGTTCTGCTGCTGGTAAATCATAATCAGAATACGTTGGAAACTCAAAGTTTTGTGTTTGTAATCCACCACCAGACAAACCACCTATCATAGTTAGAAACGGTGTATTAATCTGTGATGCTGTAAATAATTCTCCTGAATAGTTTGGTAAATTCCATACTGTACCTGTTCCGGTTACGTTTGTTGGCATTTATAATCACTCTCCACTTTCGTTAAATAGTTTATTTTTCAATGAAACAGCTAACGGCATATTACCGCTTTTCATTGCTTCATCGTATTGTTTTTGTATATCTGCTTGATTATTAGTATTTCTGTTTGGATCACTAGGATGCGGACTGCGCCCGCCTAATTTGTTTTGACCTTTCACCCATTCCGAAAGAGTGTTTTCTAAGTTGGTTAAATTCTCTGTTGTGGCCTCTTCATCATCACCGATAAAATGGTCTACTAATGATTTAGGCAATCCTTTTTCGCTAGCTAGATCAGTAGCTTTTTTCAATAAATCCTTGCGCTTATTATCCTTTTCAGCATTATTAAGCTTTTCTTCTAACAAACGAATACGCTTTTGTTCTTCTGTTTCCTCTGGATTCTTTTCTTTGTATTTTTCTTCTACAAGATCATCCAGATTCTTTTCTTTCCATGTCTCCAACCCTTTTGAAAAGTATTTATCCAATTTAGGTTGTAACAGTTGCTTGCCTTCTTTCGTTTCTAAAAAGCCCTCTACGTCATCCTTAGATACCGTTTTGAGTTCATTTAGATACGACTGTACTTCTTCATTATCTTTGTTTTCATTAATAAATTGCTTTACTTCTTCTAAATTCATTTCATTTCCTCCTATGTCCTTATAGTCCGTAGCCTACAAGTACGCATAATAAAAAAGCCTGTTTAATGACTGGTGCTTAAAGTCAAGTGGTTCTGTGCTATTCTTTTAACTTTATCTGACCCGTATCACAATCATTGCAAACAGAAACATGAGGATTTATAAATTTGACTTCATCTATAAAACCATGTTCAATAAACAAACCCTTTCCGCATACATCGCATTCTTTTAATCCTTTTCCGTTTGCGTTATCTTTCTCCTTCAACCTTTTGAATACATCGTATGTTTCTTCTAAAAACCCATGTCCTTCGGGTATCGGTTCTCCATTGCCATTATCTATCAACCTGCTAATAATAAGCTTTGTTTCATCTTCAGCAGAACTAAAAAGATTGATATATCTAATAAGGGAGATTTCCTCGCCATCCACAAAAACCTTACCATCTGTCGGTGATTCTGTATTAAATTCAATTCTTACTCTGGACATTTAACCACTCCTAACTAGATTAAAGTTAAATAAAACATCTTTATATATTGTTAAGTTTGTTTTTCAATTCTTTCATGCCTTTAATAGCATTTTCTGTTTCTAAATCAAGCGAGTTTTCTCCATACATTTTCTTATACTTTGAATAACTTGCCAACGTTAACATTAAAGAAGTCTCCATTAGTGAAATTTCATCATCTGTTAACTGGATATTATTCATTGAAATCCACCGCCTAACTAGCTTTATTTAATCCTTCATACCATTGTTCGAACGGCTGATAAGGAATAACATTCGAACCATCTTTCGTACGCTCTCTCCGTAGTTCTGGTCGTTTACCATTAACAAGATACAACACATCGCATCTGCAATTGATATCCAACCTAGCAACACCGAATAAATGAGGCCCTTTTGCTTTATGTCCTCCGAAATGGAAATAACCATCTTCGTCTGCCTCTTGGTCGTCTAATATTCTGTGTGATGTTCTCACTTCATTATCAAGGGTAGCGCTCCACACTTTCTTTAGACTAGCGTATTTTTGAGCGTGTTTGGCACTCTCCATACGCCCTAACACTTGTGATCTTCCTGCTTCTGTTCTAGCTACTCTACGTGCTTTGTATGAAGCAAAGTTACACGCATCTTCTATACGTTTCGCCATGGCGCTATAATCTTCCCCACCCATTAATGCTTGCGATATCTCGATGTTAATACGTCTTATGATGTAGTTCCTATGCTGTGTCATTAATGGTGATAGAGTTAATTTATCTATTGGATTCTTTATTGCCAGTTTAATAGCTGCTGTTGAAGGTATTTCATAAAACATAGGCTTTTGTGCTTCGTATTCGTATAACTGACCACTACGCAAGTAATTGTTAACATATGAAGCGATCATAAGCTTTTCGATCTCTTTGAATAGATTGGTATAATCTCTGTGTAATTCCTGCTTGATTAGTTCCATTTCCTTTTCAAAGCGATTGTATTTATTCATATCTGGCCAAGTGAGCTCTCCGTTGTTCGAATACTTGCGATATAATTCGGAAATACGCTCATGTAACGCCTTTAAACGAACAGCAAACAACTTATCTATCTCAGCCTCTGCTTTATCGACCATTTTATCTATGAGTTTGTCAATCTTCTCTTGGTTCATTTCCCTCGCCTACTTTCGGCAGGTTCTTGCTATATTCATCCATTTGTTTCTCCATGCGTTCGGTTTCTAACTGTGCATCATCAACTAACGGATGTACTTCACGTAATCGTTCATCAGATACAATACCCTTAGAACTATTTACGTTTGCTATCTGTTCTGTCTCGTTAGTAACCATTGTCTTATTGAATACAAATGAATAGTTTTTATAATCTGGCTTCGGTTTCCCAACCATATCTAGGTATTCACAAATAAACCATATGAACTGCTTTAATGCTTTCTGGAATTTACGCTCTAATACTTGGCATTTCATGTCTAATGCTGTGTATAAGAACTGTAGAGCGACACCGCTAGGACTTTGACCAAACTTATCAGTATTGAAGTTGACGCCTTGTCCTGCTTGGTATATTTGTTCTATAAGCCTCTCTGATTGACTGTTCGTTGCATCGGTAGGGATGTCAGCTTGTAATGCCTCTGCTCCTGCCCCTTGCTCGTCAGACAAAAGAATAGTCTTATACCTTTTAAGATCAGTTATGAATTGTTCTAAATCTGTACCTTCATATCCTCTTAATACTAAGATTAGTGATTGCACATCAAGAATGGTATTCATTGTGTCACTAGCAAGTAATTCCCACGCATCTATAAGTTGTTTGTAGAATGTAAGATCATTTACTGCTTCCTCATTGTTTTTAAACTCAATAAAGGGTACTCTTTCCCATCCGTACTGTTTAAATCCTTTGCCTTCATTGCCGTATTGGAAATGCCCTTGTGGGTTTATATCGTAGTCAGCATCATTAACGACTTCCCCGTCTATTTCCTCATAAAATGTCACTTGTTCGCTATCCCATAATTCTATTTTTGTTACATCATCTTTTAACTCGTAATAACGGATGAAAGCCTCTAGTTCTTTCTTTTTGCTTTGCTCGTATATCGGTATACCTTCCTGCGCTGGTACAATAATATAATCGAATTCACCATCTTCATTAATGTAAGGATGAAGCCATTCTTTCCCTTTGTTCGATGCATGCTTGATCAATTCCGGTAACGTATCTTCGAATTCATCTCCGAGTTGTTCTTCTATATCTTCTTGGTGTGGATCATCTTCTATTTTGCTAGTCAAGGTGGCTGGTTTCCCTGCCAAATAAGACACTTTCTGATCAACAAGTCGCTTATGCCACGATGCAGGTAACTTGTTATTTGTCGCATCTTCATCCGCTACTTTCTGATCATTTACATACGTATATATCTTACGGTTAGTAATATCAGATTCATTGAAGTAATACCTAACGCCTTCACTCATTTTCTGTACTTCTTTAGATTTCTTATGTTCGTCAATTAATTCTTTGATTATCGTTGTTTTTTCTTGCTTGTTTTCCTTTATGATTTCCAGTAGTTCTTCTGTGTGCGTTGGTGTGCTTGGGTACATTTTGTCACCTGCCTTATTTTAGTATCTTCATACCGCCTTTATACACTATCGTATTTACAAAATATCTATCTGCGTCTAAACAGTGATCATTTTGTTTTAACGGCTTATCTTCTCCACGTTCGGTTGCCTTCTCATCCCAGACATAAGAAGAAAACTCCCTAAATGTTTCTATACAACAATCGTTATAAAGTATTTTTTGTTCTTTCAAAGCCGTTGCCATATTCCTTATACCTTTCAATACATCATTTTTAGCTTTCTTCACTGTGAACTTTCCCTTTTTACGTATTGTTGTGATAAAAGATGCTGCCGATGGATCAATAATGACTTTTGCTATCTGGTAACCTTGTGCAAAGTCAACTAAATCATTGTAGTATTCTTCATCAGTCTTTTGTTTGCCTTCTTTCCTGCCATCGTAGTAATATTCTTTAACCTTGTACCATACGCCATTAAAAAGCCCCCACAACCCAAATGTTGTAGGGTTCTGCGTGCCATAGTCGATAGATATATAAAACTTCGTGTATGCTCTGCCTTTCGTTTTAACCTTGTGTATGCTTTCGGAAAACATATCAAATATGATCCCTTCAGCCATTACCCACAAGCCTAGAATGTATCGTTTATAAAAAACGCCACTAAACATGCGCTTAAATCTGTCTTTAACACGTTCAGATAACGAAAGATTATCATCCATTGTAAAATGCAATAAGTAAGCTTTCTTTTCTTCTGCTTTATCTATAAACTCTGTTTTAAACCAATGGTATGGTCCTGCTGGGTTACAGTTGAAGAAATATCGTGATCCTTCCACAGAACAACGACCTATTGCTTGATCAACAAACGACTTAGGCATGAGAGCCACTTCATCAAGATATGCTCCTGCTGCTGTCAACCCTTGTAATACATCTTGTGATGATTCGTTGTTTGCGCCAAAGCAATAATAAGTATTCGTTCCTATTTGAATATAGTGATCTGAACGATGATACTTATAAGGTACGCCTTTAGCTTGTAATATCTCAAACATAGGCTTTAATACGTTACGCTTCAATGCGCCTATAGACTTACCAGCTATAATAAAGGATTCACCTTCATGTGTTGTGCTCGACCACATTAAAAAAGAATCGATCATAGCAATTGTTTTCCCTGCTCTGATTGACCCCTCAGCTATAACCATTTCATGATCCTTATATGGAGAACCATCCATCCACCACATAAGCAATTGTTTTTGTTTCTTAGAAAATGGCTTGAATTGAAATCCTTTATTCATCCTCAAATACTTCTTTCATTTCACCTTTAAGCGCATCTATATAAACTTGTATATTTGGCTTTTCTGGTGCTTTGTCTTTCTTCTCTAATTCCTGTCGTTTTAAATTTAATTCCTCACGCTTTAACTCTAATTCTGTGTTCTTAATCATTTTATCGTGTAATGTACCGATCAATATTGCAGAATCTCTAGCGCCTGTCTTTTGGATAACCTTATCAGTTTGAACATGCTCGATGTACATATTAATTGTTTTCCATGCTTCATTAATCCATTGTTCCTTTTTATGTGCGTGAAGTTCCGCAAAGTCGTCTGATTCATCTCGTATTTTCCTTACAGTTCCTTCCGCTACTTTAAATTTTCTGGCTGTTTGTCTTACGTTACCACATTCTAATAAGTGTGCTTTTATCTGCGAGCGCTTCTTATCACTTATCTTTTTCCCTTGAGCCATTTTACATAGTCACTCCCTCCCCAAATAAAAAAGACACCCTATTGGATGTCTCCTCTTTATATGTTATTAATCCTTTATAGTAAATTTAATGTATATCTCATCGCCGTAAACATAACCCGGACCGCTATCACTCTTAATCATCTGGCGCTCTAGTCCATATCCTAATATCTTATTTTTCTTTTGATATCCAACGAGATCATCAATAAGCTTTTGTATATAATCCTTATCCATAACCGTCATCCTCCAACTCGTCTTTACGCTTTGTTATCCATTTCTCTTTATACTCACCGTTCACATACCAAGATAACCTGTAAAGTATATGTTCATCATCTTCAATTATCTTTTCAAAGTCTCCACCAAACACGATGCACCTCCCTAAGCTATAGTATATGAATAGGGGGTATGTCTAAGTCAAGTTTAATTATACGAATCGTTATACTACTTTTTCATATGTTTGATGGAATATATCTGGCTTACATGGATAAAATTCACCATTCACGCCTTTGATAATGTAGTCACCTTCATTTGCTGTCATCGTTCCTTCTAATGTTTCAATTTTAAGAATAGGCTTCTTCGTTTCGTATCCTATTACTATCTCTGGTTGATCATTCATGAATTCAGTTAAAGCTACCAAAGTTTCGGTTTTATCATCAAATTTAATCGCCTCTATAACAACTGGCTTCTTTCTGTATTTCATTTAATCACTCCTTAATTATACGATTCATTTATATATTCAATTGGTTGCTTAACTTCTCTTTTAATAGACATCCTTTCACGAAGATTCTTAATGCTATTACTTAAACCTTTCCCGAATGCATTCATCGCTTCACTAAATTCTTTTGTTGAAAGTTTCTTGTTTTGTGGTTCACGATCTATAAAATAAGTAATGCGCTTATCTGTGTTTTGCATATTCAATATACCTTGTAACTCTCTAGCTATTTCTATAGACAAACCAGTATGCAATGTTTTGTAATGTACATTACCTTTTGTTCTGGTTGCTTTGATTAGTTTACACATAATAAATACACCTCTTATTCGTTTCGGTATACTCAAATATTTCAAACTCTTTATGTGCCATATTGAAACCATTGTCCTCATGGTATTGATCTGTTTCGTTCCCTGTGCCTAGTTCACGTACAATAACACCTTTTTCATCAATTGTTATTTCTACTGGTTGTTTGGTAGTTCTCTTACGATGTAAATGACCCATGTGTATTTCTCTTGTTTTTGCTATCGCCCACAGTTCTGGAAACTCTACCGAGAAGTTAGACGCTGCATTCTTTCTGTTCTTGTCTCCGTGTGTTGTTCCTATGAAGTTTGAGCCTAGCATATGCGCCTTACGTTCTTTAAATTTAGTATCAAATGTAATTCTAGTATTCTTTCTATATATGCTTTTCAAATTCTTAACGAACGCCCAAGCCATTGATTCATCATGATTTCCTTTTGAATAAATAACAGTTACCTTAAGCGATTTATCTAACGCCTTATCAATTAGTGTTCTGTAGAAAATTTCAGCTTCTTCCCAAGCTTTCTCCATATCGACTTTATCTATCTGTGTCCCGTTTGCGGTTTGTCCTCTGAATGAATCGTTGTGTAGAAGATCTTGTCCTATTATGAACAATACCTCAAGATGTGATTCATCTAGTAATGCGGTTGTCTTTTGTAGTGTTTTCTTGTAATGCTCTAATGTGCTGATTCCAAAATGTAAATCGAATAAAGGGATTTCTAAATATGTATTTTCTTCTGGAAGTTTCCCTTTGAATTCAATTGGTTCTAATGGCTCTTTGTTTTCTATCGCAGTAATAAATCTATTCCAGTCGACACCTTTTTGTTTAGGTGCTACTTTTATCTTACTTGCGTATAACGTTTTAGGCTCTGTTAACTCTTTGTTGTAATGATTCCACATACTAAATTGATGGTTAATGATGTCCCACTTTGAAGGATCATATCCATGTGCTTCTAGTATATAGTCGTCATCTTTATCGTCTATGTTAGATACTTCAATTAACCGCTCTACTTCTTCCTCGCCTGTCTTTTTATCTTTTACCTTTTTGACTCCAAATTTATCTCTTGGATCAATCTCTGGTTTCTTATATTTCAATTCAGTACGCCACCTTCCGCGCACTTGCTCGTTTTTGAATACTTCATTGAATTGCTCTGTCATCTTTTCAGCAATTAGTTTCCACTTTGTTCCGTGGTTGTTTATTAAGCTAGTTAAATATTTATCTTTCTCTTTATCCCATATCATTGTTGTTCTCTGCCCCCTCCTGCAAGAGACTCTCTTTGTCCCTCAAACGCTCCACAGTAAATAATATTTATGACGTAGGTAAGGATTTGCACCTTACATGGTTCACGGGTTTCTACCACCCCAATACGCACACCGTGACTACCTTAGCCTGTTATGGGTGGCTTTGCCTGCCTTTCAGCGAGGTTCAATGGAATCTAGCGTCTACCTATTCCGCCACTACGTCGATTAGACTCACCCTGTTCCGCATTGTTAAGAGGCATTGTGAGTTTATTAGTAATAATAAAAAGCACCCAGACCACATATAGCGTTCCAAGTGCTTTATAAAAATAACGGATTGCTAAACCCTAAACGCAATCCCCGAAAGAGACATGCTCTGACTTGTTTTTAGTAACTTAGATACCTTTGCCGGCAAGGTGTTACTGGGCCATTTAATAATGTCAGTACGTCGCTGCCATCTTTGTTGTTGACCTATGATATAAAACTATGATATATTAAAAAGGTCTATCTATAAATAATACGGATAATGGCTACAAAATGGCTACAAATCAAGAAATTTTAATTATGCCTTTTTTCCCCCCTTTTATATATTTCTCGATTTTGTCCTCTGCCCTTTTGAGATTCGTCCTTACAGCCATTCTGCTAATACCGAGTTCCTCCGCTATTTCTTCTTGAGTCCTTCTATTAGCTTTACTTAGTATGAAACACTCTCTTTCTCTTATGGATAATCTAGCTAATACATCCAATATTATCTTTTTTTGATCATCAGTTAATGGTTTTTCTTCTGGTTCGATTTCCAAGCAAGGGAATAAATCCATATTAACTAATGCGCTCTTTTGATATGCACTCCTTTTGTCTACACCTCTATATAAATCTGGCATTCTACCAACTTCCAACCATTCAATAATAAAACTCATGTCTTTTATCATGCTGTTTAACAATGTTTTATCTTCTTGATCTTTTTCTGTATCCCCTAACCCTTTTAACTGCTTTCTTAGATCCCTACGCCCTTCTTTATACTCTAATAGCATCTTATCCACCCAATGCATGTTATTCCCCCTTACGGTAAATAGGTTACAAACCAGTTGTATGTGTCCTCTATACTAACAATTAAGTAAGAGATTAATAAAACGCCTATTATCGAAGCTGGTGTCATCACAAAGCCGATGAGTATTAATTTCTTTTTTGAAATTTTATATTCAGAACCGTATTTATCGACATCGTATTTGTTTGCTTCGTTGGCAATTAAACAAGATAAACACGATGATAATAAGTAAATTAATATCCAAAAACTAATCATTTGTTTTCCCCCACTTAAAACCAATTCCTAATTTAAAACCATGTTTATTTAATTCTCTTCCGATTGCTTTAAATACAACCAATCCACCTAAACAGTAACCAGCACCCATTGCTATAGCTAACACCATAATTGTTAAAAACATGTTATTCCTCCTACCCTTGACTATTGCCGTCAGCAATATCAATTTTGACTTTATATTTCAATGCTTGGATTTCTTCTCTCGTACTCTCAAAAGCATTTGTCCACCGTTTATAGTTTCCGTATGCCTCAGCTTCTTCTTCTCTTAAGTCGGATACAGCTAGTTCAGCATGTGCCTTTCGTGGCGGTGGTGAGTTTATTTCAGCTTCCGCATACACTCGCTTACGTGTAGCATAAATCCTCTTGTATTGCTCCGAAAATGCACTTGCAAGCCTGCCTATGAATACCAGTTGCTTGGATAGCAATTCAATTCTTATGATGTACATGTCATCGCCTAGTTGGTTTAGCTGCGTTTGATAAAAAAGTATTTCCTTTAGGTGTTCATCTATTTGGGATTTTTTCATTTAATCACCACTTTTCTAATTGAATAATTGCGTGATTAACCACTTAGCATCTTTAACGCTGGATATTTCACCGGGTAGCATTATTACTTGATCGTGCATTTTTGCATCAATTCTTCTACCGATAAATTTATTCATAAGCATAAACGGCTTTTTATAAAATTCAGCAGAGAATCTAACATATGTTATCTTTTCATCCAGCGTCTCAGTAGTAAGAATAGAGGTTACTTTTATTTTCACGTCCATTCATTCCATCCCCTTTTCTAATCCGTATCTAGCCAATGCATAAGCATCACATATGTTATTCGAGTTGTTTTCAAATCCCCATTTTTTGAACACATCACGCATCATGATATCTTTAGAAGCATTCCCTTTACCTGTAACAAACTTCTTTAATGCACTCGGTGCTACATCCGTATATTTGTATATATAATCCATTCCTTGTAATTCGACTAGTTTCATCCGGATTGCCCACCCAATGCCATATTGGGTAGACACTCCCTGTCCTCTTGAACCGTAGGAAAATCCTTCAATCGTTACGCTGTCACCTTGTCCGATATAAGAGATCACTTTATCTGCTAAGTCCATAAATCGCTGTGGTTCTTCCTTGACTTTCGTTTTGACCTCATCAACCGTGATTACTTCTCCGTTTTCGTTCAGTACACATATGCCTGTTAATGTGCTAGGATCAATGCCGACATAATTCATAGAATCACCAACGTAAAGATTAGTAGTATAATAAATGAAGCTAAGTTTACCGTTAAAAAGCTTGCCAGCGTTTTTATAGATTCATCCTTTGTATCTAGCGTTTCTTGTAATTCTCTTATCGTATTATCTCGTTTTACAATTTCATAGTTTAATTTTCCTCTGGTTTGTTTATCCATAATCGTTCCTCCAGTTCCTGCATTAGTTTTTTATCTGACATCTTTTCAAATACCGATCTGTTATATCCTGTTATTAGTGCTAATTGTTCTATGATGGATAGGCGTTCTTTAGTATCCATTTGCTTGCCTTTCGTGGTTCACTTTGTTTTTATCAAGGTAGGCTTGTTCTATTTGTTCTGCGGTGAATCCTAGCATGTCTCCCAAACCAAGAAACCCAGCAAATAATTCCTCATAAGCATTGAATTGCTCATCTGCTGTCCAATCTTCATCAGATGATTTAAACAGGTCCGATGTATAACCGAACAAGTCATTAAATTGTTCAACTACTGTAGCCCTTCTCCACTTAACGTGGTCTTCCATGGTTAATTTTATTTCCAACCCAATGCTTAAAATAAAGTGTAGGCAATCTACATATTCTTCTAGGAGTGGATCAACTCTGCAATACTCACACTTTCTATATGGCCCTAATAAAGGAGATAACTTAGAAATACCACCAATGCATTCATCGCAACCTTTGTTGTATGCGAGTTGTGGCTTTTGTTTATTACTCCAAAACTTAAACCCACGCCATTCATTTGCTAACTCGCCTAATTCAACTTGTAGAGCAAGAATCTTTTTATCTAGCAAGTTCTGTCCTTCCAGACCTTTTTCTCTTTCTATCCTTGTATCTAATTCCTTTTGAATGGGGAATAATTTATCTAAGTTCATTGTTTGACCTCCGATTGAATTTTTTATTGAAACACGTATCACACATTACCTTTCCGTTATTGATTACAATTGGTTGATTTATTAAATTATCGATATCTACATGTGTAGAACAACTATCACACTCAAACCACCATCCGTTTTCTAACATACTCTGTTTTAATTGTTTGGGGTTTCCTTCTAAACCATCAGCGTACTTTGCCCTTTTAACTCTTACGTTTATATAATCAGTCCACCCGTAAGCTTCACTTTGATATATCGCTTTTGCTCTAGTTTCTGCGAACACAATTTCTTGCATTTCTCCGTTAATATCTTGAGTGTGCCAAGCTTTCATTGTTTAACCTCCTTAGAACCAACTTGCATGAGGTGACTTTACAACCACATTCTTAGCACGTTCCGCTTGTAATTTTCTTCTTGCTTCCTCGTAGCTTAATCCGTCTATATCGTTACATCCTAGTTGTCTTAATTGTTCTACCATGTGTGCATTTACTCGTTCCTTTTCTAGTTCAGATGCTTTCATTTCGCTATCTCCTTTATCCCAATATATATAATCTTCTCTGTAATCACCTTCTGCTCCAACAAAAACAAGATGCATGCCGTCATCACTTACTCTCTTTTCATGTTGTTTTGTTGTCCAATACTTAGCTGCGTTATACGTAACTCCTAATCTCTTAGCACCGTTTTTAATAGTGTCAAAGAATAAAAATTTATCTCCTTGGTAAAATGCGTACTCATTTTTTTGTCTTCTGCTGTAATTTGTGTCTATTCCTAAATATTCCGCCCATCCCTTGAAACTTTTGGTTAATGAGATTTCCTTTGCTAAGGATTGTCCACCTTTCAGTTCTTTGAGTTCCGTTCGGGTTGGCATTCTAGTTATCTCTAATTTGTCCATCGCTTCCCAAATGCCTTGTTCAATTCGATCATCACCCCAGTTCATTGTATATTCCTCCATATCTTCTAAACTTGAAGGAGTATACAGCCTGCGCTGCAACTCCTTACAAGCTTTGTATTTTATGTCCGTTCCGCATGGCTCATTAAGTGCTATTTGAATTAATTGTTGTTTGGTTGCTTTGTCGTATCTCATTGGTTACACCCCTAAAATGGCAATGAACTATCGTCTGGCATATCAATTTCCGTTCCTTCGCTCGCCGGAATGCCACCAGATTCCTTCTTGTCATCAAGGAATACAATCTGATTAGCAATTACAACATGCTTACTACGCTTCTGTCCGTCTTTTTCCCAGCGCTCTTGCTGTAATTTACCGTTCACTAATACTTTGCTACCCTTTGACGTAAATTTGTTCGTATTGAGCCCTAAATGCTTAAATGCGGTTACGTCTATGAAATCTGTGTGATCTTTTCTAAATGAATCACTTACAGCTAAAGTTCCGTTCATGATTTCTGTTCCGTTGTTTGCAACTCTGATTTCTGTATCAGCCACCCAGCGGCCAACTAAGGTAATATTGTTATACATGTGAATTCCTCCCGAATATATGTTCCCGTTGCCATATCAACCATTTGACGGTAATATGATAATGGGTATCTGTGTGAAAATAATGTAATCATAATATAAAGGCTTGCTGTGATACGTGATAATTTTTGTTAGCGTATCACTGTATGAATTTGTTGCTCTGGGTAAATTAAAACTACTTCGTGAAAAAAATCCGTTTCTTCATTGAGATACTGCGCATTTCGATAAGCTTCCTCTGGTGTATCGTATTTCGTAGCTATCATTCCATTTGTTCGAATGCCATATTTAATCAAGTGTTCCACCGCCTAAATAATAGTTTTCTAGCTTGTCTTTCATTTCCATTCGCCATTCTCTACCAGCTTTTGTATGATCTGCGAAATGGTGGCATGTTCCTGTCTGTACACTCGGTCCGCATAAAAGGACTATGTTTGAAGGCAAATCCCCTCGTCCACCTTGTGAAGCTTGTACCAAGTGGCTCATTTCCATGCCCCAAGATGAATGCTTTCCGCATCGTTCGCAGCATCCGCCAGACCGTTCTAACACTTCTTTTCTGACATTCTGCGTTATCTTTGTAAGCTGTCCTCGTTTTGGTTTGATTCGCTTTGATTTTAATTGTTGTTCTTTGCTATACATTTTCTATCGTCCATTTGCCTTCGAACATATGAAGTAATCCGTTGTCTTGTATTGATAAACTTGCTACCGCAAATTGTCTTAGTTCCATAGGTTCTATAACGTGTTTGTCGTATTGAGTGTGATATGCAATTGTCTTGCCTTCTTTTCCAGCCTTCATAGCTTCTTCAAAAGATACATAGTTTGGTAGGATGCGCCATTTCATGTTTTTAATATAATCGCTAGTTATAAAAACTCTACCTTCCTTACCGTTATCAAGATCTATTACTTCATGCTCATTAACATAAATAAGTCCACATTCTTTAGTGTATTTAACTCTTAAACCAGCTTGTTCATTAGTTTCCGCAACTTCCCCAACCTTCAACTGATCTATCATTTCACCTGTAGTAAGCCATTTACTCATTTGTTTCACTCCTTTTATCTGGATATCTAGAAATAACTTCAAATCCCTCGCAATGATTTTCTTCCATGTATTCCTTCAGTTCATCAATAGTAGAAATTACGCAATCATCTTCCATTGCCTTTTCTTCAATCCGTTCAACGAATACGATCAAATCTTGATAATCAATTTTCACTCTATGTTCACTCATTTTCATTACCTCCACTGCTTAAAATGCCATATCCTGCTATATCTTGATATGCGTTTTCTTCGCCTTGATTACCGTTCGCTATCCTCATTTGCTTATCAAATATCCTTACAAGTACCAATACGTCCTTATATTGTTCTGGTTTTATTCCGTCTGGGTAGAGTATTTTTAAGAAGTCACCAGATTTACTAAATGCATCACCGTATTGTTTGTTTTTTTCATCAACTAATTTCCCTATTTGTTTTCCTCTGGATTCGAATGTTTTCTGGGATGAATTTAGTTTTTGAATCATTAACCAATCACCTGTACCTAATTTTTCAGAAACCTCTACATCAGTATAAAACCCCCTGAATTTCCCCCTTCTTTTATCATATACAGCAAAACCTTCATCACATTGCATTGCGAAGTATCTTTCTTCTCCGTGCATTTTTTGCGTTAAAAAATCGAAGTATTTAGGAATCATTTCGCTACCTCCAAAAATTTATTTTGTAAATCCTTTCTTACTCTGCATTTATAAGATCGCTGTTTGTGTCTTCTTTTCTCTTTTTTAATAGCTCCTATTGCCTCATTTAGTTCCTTAACATGCGGTTGCATCCTTTTCATAATTCCGTTTAATTGGACAAGCAGATCATTTTCATCTTTCAAATTCCTTCTTGCTGTCCTTACTTCTTTTAACTCTTTCGAAATCGTGTACCCCTCAAAAGCATTGAAGTTCGTTAGTTCTGCTGTATGAAGCAAATCTTGTGTTTCTCTTTCTGCTTTTTTAATCATCGTTTCATTACGTTCGTATCTTTTTGGTATATCTTTTATGGCATTCATTAGAAATACTGCTGTTTGTTCGATATCCTCATACATTCAATAACCTCCTAGAAATGATGGGATTTCACTTGCTCTATCTCTTAACTGCTTTATCGTTAAATTTATCGGTTCATTTTTTTTATTGTATTTGGTCATAAGTTGTTCTGGATCGCATATACTCATATCAATAGGCTTGTACATCTGACTGAAACAATAAGAAGTCGCTTGCTTTTCATTGACAGCCAAAATGTATACAGTCTGATAAGCCTTACTTTGCACTTGCACTTCGAATACACATGGTTTATAATTAATATTAAGTTTATTTTTGTATTCGGTGATAAGTTCATTCATTCGAGGTTTGAACTTATCTTGAAGGTAGAACATGATCTTGTCTTTTGCGTCATCAAAGGACAAGACTTTTTTTTCGTACACAAGGAACATGATTAATACATACAAGTCTGTCATTTCGTTCCTTACAGCAAATTCATAGTAATCTTTTATCGTCAAGCTACAATCACCCCCGTAGATCGGTTGTAGTTTACTTTCACCTCTCCTGTTGCACCTTCTCGATGTTTGGATAAATTTATTTCTAATTCATTTGGGACTTCACTTTCTTTGTTGTAATAACTATCCCTGTAAAGTAATAGAATTAAGTCCGCATCCTGTTCGATACTTCCAGATTCCCTTAAATCACTATTCATAGGTCGTTTGTCTTGCCTCTGTTCAACTCCCCTTGATAATTGGGCTAGTGTAATAACTGGTATGTCATAATCTTTAGCTATAGCCTTTAACTTCTTGCTAGTGTCTGTTACCTTTGCGTGATCAGAAGTAAAGTTACCTGTATTTTCAATGAGGGTTAAGTAATCAATGAAAACCACTATCCGCTTTCCTTTGTATTTCTTTTGAGCCTTTCTTACTTTAGATCGTATATACTGGATTGTCTGAAACGAGTTGTCGTATATTTCAAAGTCCAAGTTACTTAATTCTCCAACAGCATTCATCCATTGTTTTTGCATTGATGGTTGCATATTCTGTGGATTCCTAGCCTCGAATCCGTTTATTTTCCCAATAGCTGTAGTCAATCGTCTTAGTAAGCTTTTAGCTGACATTTCAAGTGAAAATACGATTGGAACATCGCCATTTTGCGCTGCTGATAACATGAACTTTAGCATTAAAGCTGTCTTACCCATCGAAGGTCTTGCCCCAACAATGATGCTCGTCTGTGGTTGCCATCCGCTCGTAAGCATATCCAAACTTTCTAATCCGCTCGGTATACCTGTTATCAAACTTGATTTAGGTTTATTCACTTCGTCATGCATATCTGCTAATATTCCTGTGATATCAACCTCTTTTGTTTCACCTTCATCATTTATTTTTTCAATGTCATCAAGCAACTGTCTGCTATCACGTTTTTCTTTAGAAAGCCAATCTTTAACAATCTGATCCGTTGTGTTTTCCTTGTATTGCTTTATTAAGTCTCGCTCATATGTGTCGTAGTTATCTGGATTGCCTTTTGTTTCTATGTCTAAGATGTATTCGGGACCACCAAGACCAACAATTAATTTTGGTTGTTCAGTCATTAAGGAAACGTGATCGATTGCTTTTTGTTGTTCAGACAGTTTTATCATAGTTTTGAATAACTGTTTATGATGCGATTCTTCAAAATGATTGATTGATAGATTTGTTTCTTGTAGCAAAGAATTATCTTTTAGGAAACATCCTAGGATTTCTTTTTCTAAATAATTCATTAGGTGTTTAACCTCTCTTTCGCTTCCCTGTATAACCTTTCTTGTTCTAACTGCTCTGGCGACTTTTTGCGTTCTGCTGTTTTTGGTTTTTGTTTGCTTGTCCAGTTCAGACGTTCATCGAATTTACCATTAAATAAAGTGGAAGGCTGTAAATAATCATCACCGTTCTGTCCATTACTGAATCTTTGACCACTCCATTTTTCAACACAAACATTTATCACCTGTTTAAAATCATCTAACCTATGCCCTTCTCCCCACCTAGCATGAATGACCTCTTTTGTTTTCTTAGCTGACGGTTTGAATTTCTTTCCCGCTTTTTCATTCAAGTAATTCACGATTTCAGCATAAGGTATTTCTTCTTTTACATTCTTATCATTCTTTACATTCTTGTTTGTGTCTGCTCGTGGTCTGTTATCGGTCTTATCATGGTCTGCTTGCGGTCTGTTATTAGTTTCGTATTCGTGATAAACACTGTAATTGCATATGGTTATGGTGGTTTTTTTGCGGTCTGATTTTTTGATAATCATTTCATCTTTTTCCAGCATTTTTAGGAAACTTCTTAATTTCGCTTTCCCCCATCCCCAACGTTCCATTAGCTTTAATTCGCTTGTCACAAACTGGCCTTTTTCAATTTCAAGTAATTCATTACCTAAAACAAATTTGTTGTCTTTGTGGTTAGCTAACATTAGCATATCGATCCAAGCTTCGAATTTTGAAAACTTCCTTTTTTCTTCATAAATCCAATGATCTTGTATTTGCCTGTATAACTTAATGAAGCCTTCTTTCGCCAATCTTTAATCACCCCCTTTATTCCTTCACTCCGTTTTGTTGTTAATCATCTAAGTAGATAAGATCTTCTATGTTGCAATTGAAGTATTCACAAAGTTTTACAATTAAATCCGGTTTGAACTGCTTGTACTCTTCATTGTAAAACTTCATTACTGCTGCGTAATTGATGTCGATTTCCTTACTAAGTTGTAATGCTGAAATCTTATTACTTTGAAGGAACAATCCTAGGCGGTTACGTACTCTCATTTATTCACCTCCTAACATCTTGATACTATTTTATAACATGTTAGTAAATTTAGCAAGCGATACAAGAAAAAAGTTGCAAAAATTTATAAATATGTTAGTATATTTTTAGATACATTGCATAAAATATAATAACAAGAAAATAAAAATTATTAATATGGAGTGAAGGAACAATGCAAGTTAAAAATCGTTTAGCAATTATTATGGCTGAAAAAGGAATTAAAAGTATTTCTGAATTAGTACGTATATTTGAACAACATGATAAGAAAATCGCTCGCCGTACTTTAGATCGTTTTTATCATAATGAGAATAACCAAATTCACTACGATACTATTGCTGATCTTTGTGAAGTTCTTGACTGTGAAATATCTGAACTATTTGTTTTAACTAAAGAAAACTAATGTATTGCCGTAATACGTTAATATAAAAAATAAAGGAGAATACAATATGGCACACTATAGAAAAGATTCATCTAGACCATCTACTACAATTTCATTAGAAAAAGAATTATTTGAAGCTGTTGACGATTACAAATTCGGTAAAAGAATAGACCATCGCAGCACTGCTATTGAACAATTAATTGTATATGGTCTTAAATACGCTGCGCTTGTTGAAAAGAAGAAAGCTAAACTTGCTAAGGCTTAATCACCCCCTTTACATGTACACGTTTATATTCCTCTAATAAAGCTATGGTTACTGGTTGACCTATGGCTTTTTCGATTTGGCGTAATTGTTCTTTTGTCATGACGTTACGCCTTCTAGTAGTTCTGGATTGTCGTGTGTGTTGCCTAGATAAGTCCAACTACATTCATGTAGTCCGTAGAACATACACACTGGAATTTTTTCTCGTTTAAATCCAACTTCGTCATTCTCGTATCCCATGTATTTTTGAAGATAATCATTATTTATTTTGGTTAAACAAACAGCAGCGACTTCCTCGTCGTAGTCAAGAACACCAATAATTTCGTTCTCCACTTCATTTCCATCAAACAAGAACTGGTGCATACTAACTATGTCACCTGTATATAATTCTTTGGGTTCGTCGAATTGTTCAATGTCTTTTAATCCTGTGTACTCACTAATGGATTCATAATGCACTTGATGATTTTGTATATACGCCAACTTGTCAGCATGATTCATATAAATATCATGGTATTCATCATCACCCGTAATCCACTTACCTCCATGCGCTAATGGTTCAATTACTAAACCTCTTACTTTAATTTCTCTCATTCCATTGCCTCCTTTACCTCCCATTAAGGGAGGGTTGGTTTAACTTACGAAGCATCCGCAACCTCCTATATCAAACAGATCAATTTGTTGCGATCCACTTTCGTATTCTTCTCTTAATTGTTTAAGTGTTAAAGGCTCTTTTTTTCCGTTCCTTTGTCTGGTGAGGATAGATATATCATCACGGTTTAAATAACTTCTCATTTCTTGCTCTTTTTTCTCGTGGTATTTATATCTTTCTGGCATTTGCTTCAACAAATTAACAAAATGTCCTTGTCCGCCTCTTACACAGAAACCTCCACAGTTGTTATGAGAAAAATTCATATTATATAGTCTAGGGATATTAATGCCTCTACCTTCCAACTCTTTGATAATGTCAATCTTATTGATATAAGGTTTTTCACATAATGGGAATTCAACTTGATATGGCGACCAGTTCTCAATTGGCGACTTTTTCCTATGTTGTTCTGTCCAATCAATACCGAGGTAAAGAACACATTCATTTGATGCATAATTTCCTTCTAGCCATTCCGCCGCTTTATCTTGTTTTAATTTGTGAGAACATTGAGCCACTCTTGAATTGCCTATGAATCTGACATCTCGGAATACCTCCCAGACATCCCTTCCATCTGCTATTCTAGTTATATCGACGCCAAAGTCTTTTTCTGTTTCATCAAGGAATCTATATAAATCTTCATCTTCCATGAGCGTATCAGTGAACAGTAATACCACGTTTTCTTTTCCATATTTCTGAATTACTTTATTTGCTGTCATCCAGCTCCCTAAACCACCACTGTAGAAGATGATGTGTTTTACCTTACTCATTCCTCCGCTCCTTCCAACGCTATTTCTAATTGTCTTTTAGCTCTACGAAAGATATAGTCCAGATTCTCGCCATTCTTTATAGTTCCGTCCGATTCCAGATGTTTATTAGGAATCCATACATTTTGATTGGTGTCATTGATTACAAAGCGTTTAGCTTTCATTTTATTGTAGTTACGCTTAATCAACCGTAGAGGAATGTCTTTATAATATTGCTTGTTGTAGTTCATTCCTCTACTCCTTTCTCATACCAAGTGAAGTCATCCATGACTCGCTCCCATGCCCAATCTGCAAATTCTTTGTTTATCTCTTCTTCTGGAGTATCATCTTCAAACTCGAATTCTTGTTCATCAATATCATGTTCACCTACTCCTGTTCTGTGACGGAATACGATTGTTTTCATTCCGATTCTCCTTTCATCCCCCAGTGACCATGTTTCTTCATGATATCAATGACCTCATCTGCATAGAGTTCGTCTGTATTGATCACTAAATACGTGGGATTGTCCCTTCCTTCAATCTCCCTACTCATTTGAATTTGACCTACACAATTAGTGAATAACTGTTTATCGCTTTTATTCAAATACTTCTCGATATCCTCATTTTTCACTACTATATATTTCATCTGTATACCGTTCAGATTACTCATCCCTCTACTCCTTTCAATGCTTTACGTGCTTTTTCTCCCTTATCTTGTACTACTTCTGATTCAATAACTGGTGGAATCACTCGTCTAAAATAGTTATCCTCATCCGCATAAAACTCCAAAATCTGTTTATATTGTTCAATCTCTTCAAGCATTGACTTCATGGCTGGTAAATTATTGTAATGATTCAAGTCGCTCAATCGCTTATTATCTTTCTCTAACTCTTTCACACGTTCTTCTAACTCTCCCACATAATTACACTCGCTACACCTTAAACGCCCATGTGTTTCGCATATTTTATCCATTGGCTTCCCCTTTCAAAGTTTCGATTATTCGGTCAACCAAAAACGAATCTGTAATTTCGCCTACAAAGCCGTTTCGGTAATCGTCACACAGCTTTCTTAAATCTTTTGTTATCTGTTCGTAGCGTTGGTTTTCACTTCTCGAAACAATCTCGTCAACTTTAGCTTTAACTAGGTTTCTTCGGAAAAATTCTTTACATTTCTCCAATTCTTGTACACGTTCTTCAAGGCATTGCTTTTCTTTCTCGGCTTGATTATAATCATGATTCTTTTCGAGGAATTGAATTTGTATTTGATATGTGCTCTCTTCGGATTCATATAATTGTTCTTCCAACTTCTGAAAATAGTCATATAATTCTTTTACCATATCGTGTACACCTTCCGGACAAGCTGCTGCGTATTCAAGAACGCCGGGGCTATAGTCTTCGTCACATATCATTTCTCTGATTTTCACCAGCCATTTTTCGGATTCTTCTAATTCCGGTACTCGTTCTATTTGTTTGATAAGATGTCTATATTCTTCTGATGTCAACACTATCTCTGTACGTTCATCTTCCATACATACACCTCCTAATTTGCTAGATAGTGACGATAAAATTTAAGGAAATGTACTACTCCATGAAGGTCTTCAATATTGAAGCTAAGCAGCGCTTCCCTTGCCCCTACCTCTACCATTCCATTTCTCCTCAGTTCTTCATATAAATACTTTTCCTGTTCTGTATAATTCCCAGTGTCTAACTCTTCAATATAATCCATTTCTAGACCTCCCTAACTTCTGGTAATTTGAATAAGTGGTTTTCTATACTTTTGAATTTATCTTTTGTTAATTCATCTATAAATACCTCGTTATCTGGACTGTGTACTCTTACAGAAAACCCTTTTAATTGGTCTTTTTCTGTTATCAAATTTAGAATTTCCATAAAGTAATCGTTAGGTGCTATTAAGAACTTATCTCCTTTTTTTATGTCACTAAATTCCATCCCTAGACCTCCTTAATTTTCATTCTCCAGCAATCTGCAATAAAACGAGCATCCTCTAATTGCGATTCATCGAATATATAAGCATTTTCTCTGTCATTTGTAAGGGTGTAGAAAAACCCTATTGCTGAATCGACAGCAATGTATTCATAGAATATATCTGGCCATTCTCCCTTTACCTTAGAAGGTTTCATATGAGTTGAGTAGACAATATATTCACTCATTCCTAGACCTCCTATAATTCACTATGAGCAAAAAAATCCGGCTTATCGCAATATTTCTTAATGAGATTATCAAATGTGTCTTTATCGGGCGTTTCTTCATCAGGGTAAAATGTAAATGCTTTATCCATAGGTTCTTCTGTTACAGCTTCATCTCCCCAAAATTCCAACAAATCTTTGTAGCAATCTCCACCACACATTGACACGTAAAAACTAATTGCCTTTTCTTTGCTTTCATGACACACCCAATCGCAACGATCATTTCCAAATCTAAATATTTTTAATTTCATTTCCTAGACCTCCTTGTCCACAAACATACTCGCTTCAAATAATTTCTTTTTAGCGGTAATGATCTCTGTTTCAAAATCTAATGAATGACTACTTTGTTTTGTACCTTCAAATTTTCTTGTGATATTTTTGGCTTCTTCACGATTAACACGATGCTTACTTACTGAAACTTTCAACCCCATATCTAGTAATTCACCTACAGTAAAATTCCTGTAATGCTTTTGCATCATAAAGCCTCCTTAATCTCTGCTAATGTTTTAGGGGTATTTAACTTTGAAGGTGAAAATAGTGGGAAAATCCACTAAAAATCACCTCGTTCTAAAATCTCTGAAAGTGTGGTTAATCTGCTTTCCAATTAACGAACCAACCATATGAACATATTTCGCATTTCAAAGTTGGTCTAAAAACACGACCTCTTTCATCCCAATCAGATGTATAATTTATTTCTAGTTCTATATCACAGTTTGGACATTTCTTAATTTCGTTCATTAGAATTCTCCTTCTTCCAAAATCGAACCTAATTTGATTAAATCCACCCCAAGAGATACAGTTCTAATGTCTCATTTGTTGCCAAACCAATGCTACAACTATTGGTTTTAGAATCATAAACCACTTGAACTCTTCCGTTCGTTACGTTTAAAATTTCCGTCCCTTTCATACTTAACATTAAGTTAAACTTCCTTTCTTTTTTTGATATTTAATAGTGTCAATTCCGTGCAAGTGGATTCTGCCCCACTCTCGAAAACTGCATCTAAACTCTTTTCAATTTCATCAATAGCACAATCATCCATACCATCAAACCAAAAATCTATTTCGATTGCGAGTTTCAATTTAATACTTCCCTCTCCTTGCCCTTGTATTTTCAATTCCTGATTTCACTCTGAAAGTTAAAGAAACTACTTGTCTATTAACTTATAAATTTATCTGTCTACCACTCTGAAAGTTCATTACCCTTTTAGTCGTGCGCTTCACTTCTTTTAAATGCGTTTCTAAACTGCTGACAGCTTTTTTGTCCATTAGTAACTCTTTGTTATGGATTAACTGTAAAGCTTTGAGAATGGAAGCTGTGTAACCTTTAAAGCGCCATCCAGATACTTCTTTCTTTGCTTTTGGATTGTAATATGTTTCGTAGCGTTCTACTGCTAGGTTCATGTCGTCATGTTCTATTACTCTTACATTCTCGATTTTTAGTAGGGTTTTCTTAACCTTGTCCATTTATATCCTCCTAGTAGGGGCGACTAAGCACCCCTCAGTATTTTTCTTACTTCTTCTTTGGTATAGCCTAAATCACGGGCTAGTTTGATTAGTTCGTGCCAAGTCATGCACTTTTTTTGGTTGTTAATATCTTGATTGCTTTTGAAGCATCTTCAAATGCCCATTGCTCCATATCTTTTTCTGTTCCCATGCGCTTTTTAATTCCTTGATATAATTCATCTCTGGATTTATCGCTGTTTTTCTCCATGTCAGTCAACAGTTTATTGACATAGTTTAGTTGGTTGTCGGTTGCTGGTTTCTCCTGCATTTGGTACTCATTGCCACTAGCGCCGTTTGCATCATCGTCTTTTTCTGTCGCAAGTCCTAGCATCGCAGACAAGGAATATCGTTTCATGTAAGTAATCTGCCCTCCCATATCCTGCATACTAGTGCTACATGGCATTTGTAAAGGTTCTGACTTAACCCATTCCCCAGAAGAATGAAGTAACATTGTTTCAACTGAAATCATCAAATTACCGTTTAATTCTTTTGTGCTTGCATTTTGTAATATTGATATGCCGTTTTCCTTGTAAACCTTATTCGCCACTTCAAATATTCCAGCAAGGTCTGTATAATCGAACGTATATGAACCACCGTTCTTTGTTTGTACTTTAACTCTCGAATTATGTTTAGGTGTTTCAAGTTCTCCCCAAGCTTTCGCTAACGCTTGTGCTATTTCGTTATTGCTTTCTGAAAATATCATCGTATATTAACGCTCCTTTCGCTAATTAGTGATACACCTTCTATTTCTTCACCGTTTTTCAATGCCTCTTTTATATCTTTTTTACTTAATTCTTGTTTCGTGATAAAATATTGTTTAGGTATTAGTGATTCATCTAATACATTTACTTTTGGCGGATTATTGCGTAACGATATATTAAAGTTTGCCGACTTAACTCTATCAATACCAAGTCCGTCAAGTTCTTTGGTTAGATACCACTTAAGTTGATCTTGCTTGTTTTGCAAGGTCTTTTTTCTGTTTTGTAGGCGTTTGATTTCATTGCCGATCTTGTCAATGTCGGCTTTCATTTCCTGTAGCACAAACGCTATGTTTTCTGCTTTTTCGTTTATTTCTTCGTCCAAGTATTCCAATGCGTCTAAAAACGCTGCCTCGTCTGCTTCCTCTGCTAATTGCAGTAATTGACTGTACTTCTGACTTAATTCGTATAAAGTAGCCATGGTTATTCCTCCTTAAATAAAATCTTGCATCTTATGACCGGAGTCTTTCATCATCACTTCCTGCTCCGTCAATCCGCTAGTCACGAATTCCTCGTCTGTTGTTTCGAATAGATGCGCATAATCATGTTCGTAGTCGACTTCCCTTAAAATGGTGAAGAACTTTACATTTTCGATATGGAAATGAACTTCGCGTGGGAACATGTTGTTATTACGTGGACACTCTGTCATAACACGATTGTTTGCTAGGTCTAAGAAAGTGTCGCCACTTACCTGTACATGAAATTCCCTGTCTTCAATGTTGTAGTTCATTCCCATAATCCCGTCATTACCGATGTATTCCTCTACTTCACCCAACAATTTTGCTAACTTTTCCATTTTTAGCACCCTCCATTGATAAGAATTTGTTTACAAAGTAAATCTGTCCTTTGCCAGTTACTTTGGCTGTTCTAGTTGTTCTTACTGAACCATCTGGATTCGTAATTACTCGCTTCTTGATTTCAAATAATCCTCTATCCATGCTTGCTTGTGTTGGTAAGTTGTAACTTTCTCCTTTTTTCTTAATAAGAAATCCGTTGTTACGTAACCATTTGAATAATCTGTTTTGACCGATATTGATTCCGTTTTGTTTTAATATCTTCGCCAGTTCTCCTACTAATACAGATGTATCAGATGTTTCCACAGCTTCCGCAAATTGTACTTTTGGTTTTTGTTCTTCAATAGTTTGCTCTGCCTTGGCTCTCTTTTGTTGTTCCTCTTTTAGGTTGGTAGCTAGCTTAATGATTGTATCTGGATTTAATAAAGTTTCTTCTATTTTTTCTGGTGTCATATATGCGCCATGTTTTCTAATTGATGGAATCACTTCTGATGTAATCCATTTTCTGAAACGTTTAGCTTCCTGCTTGCGACTATCAAGAATCACATCATATAAACCATCCTCATTAATGAATGTTGCTTTTTGACTTCTTCCCAATCGATCTTGGATGACCTCATTACTAATGACCCCATCTTCTAGCCTTGTTTTTACTTGGCTGGGATTGCCGATTTCTAAAATATCGCAAACATCTTTCAAGAAAAACTTGGGTTCGCCTTCACTTTCTATAATTGTTAAATTTCTACCGTCAAATATTCTTGTTAATTGGTTCATCATATTCTCCCCTTAACTTATTTTTAATGTGTAATACACAAATGCTATTGTGATTGCAAAGCTTACAACGTAGAACCAATCTGTTTTTGTTTTGGGCATGTTATAACTTCCCTTCACGTATTGCTTTTGCCAATAATTCAATAGCTTTTTGCTGTTTGCTAGTTAAGTCACCTTGGAATACTGATTTAACCTTCATTGCGTACCCTCCTTTATGATTAATATAAGTAATCATTTTGATTAAAAAAAATACTTAATTGAACAGTTAAGCTCTTTTGCTAATCTTTCTAATAAACCTATAGAAGGTTTTCTGCGATTATTCTCTATAGCATCTATATATGCCCGACTACACCCTGTAGCTTCCGCTAATGTTTTTTGGGTGTGCTTTCTTTTAATCCTCAAACTTTGCATTTTCTTTCCATCCAATCAAAGTCACCCCCTTAGTGATTACTTTTTGTAATCATTTTCTTTAACATTGTTGCTAACTATAATTTATCAAAGTGATACATATATGTCAATGATATTTTAAAATTTATTTTTTTATTCTTGGATAATATATTTTAAAAGCTGTATAATATCCCGTGAGAGGTGGTGTTCAAGGCAATGGAACTCGATGAAAAAATAGGAAAGAAATTGAAAGATATTAGGGTGAACAAGATGAATATTTCAGCCAGAGAAGCCGGACGTAGAATTGGAGTAAGCAATTCTTACGTTTCACGAATAGAAAACGGAAGGATACCAAGTCTTTCTATTTTGCAAAAACTATGTGATCTTTATGGCGTTTCCTTACAATCGTTATTTATGGAAACTCCACAAGAATTGAAAGAAGAAAATGTGGAATGGATAGCTTTTGGAAAAGAAATGGAAGACGATGACTTAACACCGGAAGATGTAAAGAGCATACTAAAATTCTTAAAGAAAAGAAGGGATGACAATTAA